TATTATTCCATTTCAAAGATGGCGCCGATGTTTTTGTTAGGTTTTGAAGAATTCCGAAGAAAAGTCAATTCCTGCTCAATCATCTTATTACCCGCCGCAAAATTCAATCCTACACGTTTTTGCATAATGTATAGGAACATAGTACTACCAGTGGGATATCCATAGCCATCAATCAACCGAGTATGAATTTCTTGAAACGCATCACGTTTACGCATTCGCATAATTTTCTCCATTTTAAAAAAAGGTTTATCCAATTCGACCAAAGTCTCCCACTGCTAACTACTGCTTCCCAAATTCTCGTCCATCGGCACCCGTGGTAAGGCTTGCGATGCTCATCGGCCCGATATTCTAGTATCGGTGATCCTTGGGATAGGACTGCTAGGCCTTGTCCTGCCTAGCATCAGGAAATCAATCAATAAGACTGGTGCGAATGGCCCAGCCGATACACTACTTCCCCTTCGGAAAGACCGCCTTCGTCTGAATCCATCGTATATGCTTGCGGCATACACACGGAAGCCAACTCGCCGTAACAGTAATAACCAGACTCGGTCATCACCAGTTTAGCGCCAGCGGGCAATGCTCTCAGCGCCTCTATCATATCTTCAACTCTTACAAAATCTTCCACAATAAACTCCTTTAACGCATTCTAAGCGCCATCAATTTCTTTTCCATCGCTTCAATCCGAGCCGCTTTTTTCGCTTCACGGGCTGCTAACTTTTGAGCCTTAGCACTCTGACGGAGTACCTTAGCGAAAGCCTTTTCTTTAGAGACCTGAAATTTCAAGTCTTGGATCTTCACTCGCAGGGACTTGTTAATTTCCACATTACATTTATAATCGGCTTGCAAGTTAGCGAGGGTAATCTGCAGGTTTGTCATTTTCGGTTTCCTTATCAATCAATCTATGGGTTAATTATACCAGGTTTTGGAGTTTTGTCAACCAATACTTGACTTTTTTGCTGTAGTTAAAAAGTATTCAAAGTGGGTTCAAACAAGTCAATTAGTGCTCGCTCACTTTGGTGCGCTGGTTTACGCCCACGTACCACATCCAGTACCTCATAGCGCCACTCACATTCGGCCAGAGTACGGAGAGCCTCACAAAATGCCCAAGCCTTGTTTTCACACTTAGCCCGACTAACATGCTTTTGCCAACGGACCTTAACGGATCTCACAAATGCATGCCCTTTGGCTACTGTAACACCAATGTATGAATCACCGGTGTCTACACAGGTGACGCGGTACAGAACATGATTTCTGTCGGATCTTAATTTTCTGCTTTTCATGTAATCTATTATACCAGAATCCTGGTAAAAGTCAAGTACAGAAAAGGTATTACTTTTTGAGGGCTGTGATGGACATAGAATCAAAGTTTATACTTTGCACTTCAAAACCGACTTTTTGTAACGACAAAGCAATACGTTCCCGTATGGAAGTAATCGTATCGTTTTCAAAAGATGACCTAGCCCACGGCGATAGTTCGGTGCGAACAGCCTTCAGGTCAGTACAGGAAAATTTCATTACGAATTTCCCAGGAGCCAATTCAAATTTTTCTGCAAAGTAAATCTTATTCATTACAAATCTCCAGGACTTCAACAACCCATGTAACGGGTACCTCATACTTGGCTGCAATTTCTGCAAACGAAAGTATTCCTTCTTCCAAATCACATTGGATATCAATAGCTAAGTCGGACATTCTACTCATAGGGATCTCCAGACCATCAAGTCAAGCACAAGCACAGCAAGGGCTAGTGCATAAACAAACCCGAATACGAAAGGTTTAACATCTGAATTCATATTTGATTTCTCTTTCAACATGGATTCAGTATAACAGGATTGGTACTAATGTCAAGCAATACCAGACTAAAATAATCAAGTATCTGAGAGCCCCACAGCCCCATTATACAAAAGTATTACCGGCTTGTCAAGTGTTATTTTTGGTAAACTTCAATCAGGCTGATAATGGTCAATCAGCGCAGTCTGCAGGCGCAGAGCGGCATGGCAAATTTGGAAGGTTTCTCCGTAAAGGGAAAGGTCCGCTAGAGTTTCCAAAAGGGATTTTAATTGCGCTTCGTCCATGAGTAATTCTCCGTAAAGATTAATTATACCACAAAAAGATAATCCTGTCAAGTGTTGACAAATCCGGGAAAGTGTGTTATAATTGAAGGTTAAGCATGGCGCCTATGTCCGGTGCAACAATGCTCATTGGAGATGGATATCCGAAAAAGACCTCTCCAAACGCTTATGGCCATTAGGTTATTCCGGGTCGCTTTATATTCTTCTTTGATATCTTGCAAGTGACCCACTCGTTATAGAATGCATCACTCAGTAAGGCTCCCAATGCAAAGATATAGTGAGTCTCCCAATATGAACACTCGGAGCGATTACGACCAAACATCATAATGGTCCGAGTAAAGTTCACTTCGCCGAGAGTCTTCACATCCTCTATTAGCATCTTATTAGAACCCCAATAAGTTTCCCAATCGCTTGCTTTGCGGATCTTCTTTCGCTTGCCCTTCACCGTTTTGTATGCGGCCTTAGTCAAGTATTTGCGCCCAATGTATCGGCGCCCATTAGTCAAATTCTCTATGATATAAACGAACCCGTATGCATCGCCAATCACTTCATCACTCACGCTCTCATTGTTATAGGTCCAAGTCATCGGAATCCTCACTCTCTTCCATTATGTATTCGCTACAGAATGGGCAAAAGGTCGGATCATCTGGCGCTTGGTCGCCATCGTATACTATCTTGAATTGGGCCTCGCAGTTGTCGCAGGTGTGCTTTAATGTCTTCATTAGGATCTCCATATATCTTTTCCGTCGCTATATGTATCTCCGTTTTCTTCATCGTGGTGTACCGGAATGTCAAGCATCCAGTCTTCGTCCTTTAAGGTGTATTCGCCGCTTCGGTCATTGGCCCTCTCTCTGTTAATGGCTCTCATAAAGTCTCGGCTCATTGAGGCCGTTGCGATTCCCTCTGGCGATTGGTGATATGCTTTTAGTTTCTCACTCTTGGCCTGTCGGATCTCTGGCGTTTGTTCACGGGCATTGGCACAGGAGTACCCGCAGAATGGTCCTCTTTTTTTGTGAGTGATCCCACACTTAGGGCATGTCTTTAATGTCGGCATTTCTCGCTAGTTCGGTTGCGGTGCGTTAATCGCTCAAATTATATCTTGTTTTTTCTATATAACTTCTTATATTCCACAAAGGATAATCTATATTCCAATGTTGGATCATTCTCTTTGACTTTTCGCCATGCATCATTAATGGTAATAGTTTCTCGGTTCTTAGCCCAGGATACTTTATTAATATCTTTAGTTACTTCATTATAGCCGAAGCCTAGCCCTTTGGCTCTTCCTTTACTTTTCATCTTTCTTACTACTCCCATACATACTCATTATTCCCACAGTCAATAGAAACCACCATGCTGACCAATCGTATTCTATGACAAGATACGCTGTTCCTGCAAATAGGCATAGATTATATAATGCGATTATTAATACCGTGATAGGATTTACCATTCTTCAACTCCCACGACTGGTACTATTACTCTGCACATTGTACCATTGATTGCGGTATTATACTCCAAGTCAATACAATATCCAATAGCATTTTGTTTATACACCAGATTGAAATATTGTATTCCATGGTCATTTAATACTTTGGTGATTTCTTCTATATCGCTTTTGTTTAAGGCTATCTTACTCATTTAATAATGTCCTACTTTCAATGTCCCAATAGTTTTCTACCGCGCTCCTAGCATAATCTGAATCAATATAGGTACCTAGAATATACTCGGTTTCTTTGTATATCTTGGCTCCCCATATACTATTCTGAGTGCCGACCTTGTAGGATGCGCCGATGATTTTACCATCAATATCATCATAATATACCCATTGAGAGTATTCTTTTTCTTGCCACTTTTTCATCTATCAATCCTTGGTGGGCTAGGGAATGCAAATACCGCTTGAGGATTTAATTCCTCGGTGTTGCTGAGTTTTTCTATAATAGCTTTAAGCCTAATTATTTCTTGCTCTAGTTCTTTCACGTATTCATCAATATCATTATTATACATAAACGTCTATCCTTTTACCTTTGCTTGGGTGTTCGGTTCTCTTTTGATTTGCTTTTCTGACATATTCCAGATGCTCACGGTGAATCCGTTCCTGTTTGTCTTTGATTCGGTGATACTCTATTCTCTGTTGGACTGGTGATATTTTCATTGATTCTTCTTTCCATACATTAATTGCATCGCATCAAATACACAATCATCCACTGGATTATGCTTTGTAATATGTAGCTTAGAATCAAATGCTTCTACCCAGGCTGGTGTATCCACTTCAACATATCCATTCTTGGTACCATACAGAAAATCTACCGCAGTTCGCACATCACGCCATCTAGCATACGACCAGATGTTTTCAAGGCCCATTTGATCCTCAATATGGCTCAGTACCATCTGATCCAAATTACCACGGGCCCATACCCAACAATTAGTATCACTCTTTGATTTGACCCATTTGCTCATTGCACCATGACCAATCTCAAACGGCACATCATTTACATGTGGCTTAAATGATTTGTTTCGTGCGTTCTCGCATTGTTTGGACCACCATTCAACGGTGCCTTTGTCCACTCTCCGATTTAGTTCTTTGATTTGTTGCTCCACATCAAACTTACAAAAGAATGCGGACTCTCTTAATTGGGTATGGCTTGGCTCTTTATCGGGATCAAAATAGATTGCCGCCATGGATAATATCACAGCATCGGAATCTTTACCGAGAGTTTCAACATCAAATATAAACATAATCGTCCAATAAAAAAGGCTATAGTATCATTATACCATAGCCTTGGTGTGGTGTCAAGGTAATTATCTAATCTGTGACCATACCTTAGATTTGATTTGGGAAGTCAATGATTCTGGTAGATGGACATAATCCAAATCTTCGGATAGTTTCTTACCATTTTTGAATGACCAATCAAAAAACTTTAGCACTTCATCAGATGCTTTCTTGTCAACTGGATCCTTATACATGATAATGAATGATGCTGTTGTCACAGGCCATGTATTATCACCCTTCTGATCCACAATGGATACACCCATACCTGGTACTGAGAACCAATCAGCACCGACCGCAGCCGATGCAAATGTCAAGTCATCTGGGCTAACATACTTACCATTTTTGTTTTGTAATTGCATGAATGTCAAATTGTTTTTCTTTACATACGCATACTCAACATACCCAATAGAACCTTTTACTCTGGTTACATTAGCAGCCACGCCTTCATTGCCCTTACCACCAACGGATGATGCGGCAGGCCATTTAACTGCGGCACCTTTGCCAACTCTATCAGCCCATGGCTTTGATACTGTTGCAAGATAATCAGTCCAATTAAATGTGGTACCTGATCCATCAGCACGGTGCACCACTGTGATATTAGTATCAGGCAATTTCTTACCTGGGTTCAATGCTTGTAACTTTGGATCATTCCATTTTAGAATATCACCCATGAATACTTCTGCTAGAACAGAACCAGTGATACGTAACTCACCTGCTTTGAATCCATCAAGATTTATAATCGGCACAGTACCGCCGATGATAGCAGGGAATTGTATCTGACCCAACTTATCAAGGTCTTCACCTTTGACTGGTGCATCGGTAGCACCGAATGTAACTGTCTTGTTGTTAATCTGGCGTATACCACCAGATGAACCGATTGATTGATAGTTTAATTTAACACCAGTATCTTTGCTATAGGCTTCGGCCCATTTAGCATAGATTGGATAAGGGAATGTAGCACCAGCGCCTGTGATATCTGCGGCTGATACTGTGATTGATATAGTGGCTAATATGCTTGCAATTAGTCTTTTCATTTTGAATCCTTATAGTTGATATGGGACAACCCCATACACTTATCTAGATTTTAATGTAATTGAAACAAAACTGTCACAATTCAAATAATATTTTCAGTCTGTTTCATGTGACCAATACCAACATGGATACCAAGTAATGTAAAGCCTCGGTAGTTGCTTTCAGAATCATCACGGCTTATCATTCTATTCACCAATTCAAATTTAATATACTTAACATCCTCACTCTCATAATATTTACCATCATCGCCTGGGTATGATTGCCACTTGATGCTGTATGCGAATACTAACTTACATTTGTTTAGTGTGAATTGTTTTGTGTATTGCATTTAATTTCTAAGTTCAAACCAAGTCGAAATGCCATTGACCGAGTACGCTCTGTAGTTCTCACCATTTGGAACAATAGCATGAACCATGAATCCTCCATTCCCGTCGTGTTTTGGATTCATAATTAAAACATTACCTACATAAAACTCATTAGTGGAGAAATTGCCATACTTTATACAAACTGCTAGTGGATATCCTGTGGAGTTTGTATAAGACACATTGTTGGTTCTAGATGATGTAAAATTTACCCATTTGGAAGAGGTGGGCATTCCGGGAACAAAAACATATCCATTAACCGTTTGTGTGGAGCCATCGGGCCACGTCATGGTACTCCCCGACAAAGTTATTGCCATTTTATTGTACCTCTTTATCTAAGTTCAAACCAAAAGCCAAGCGGCCAAGCGCCATTGCTAATGCTGTATGTTGATCCTGTTGGAACGATACATGACACACATGAGGTGCCGCTGCCGCCATTGTGTGATGTTGTACTTATATCAACACCATCAACTCTAAATACCAAAGCATTTGAAGTTGACCCTGCCATCCTAATAAAAACCTGAATTGGTCTACCAGTGTTATTTGTATATGTTGTTAGTAAAGCCCTGGACGATGTTACATTATACCAAATTTGACCATAAC